TAATCGTGATTGATGTGCCTTCCATCAGATATATCGCCGTGGTTTTGTCAGTCACGATCAACGAAGCATCAGCAGGGACAGACACTGTGGACACGATTGGGTAAGCCGTACCGCCCGAAGGCGCGGAGCCTTGAGCCACAGCGCCGTTGCTGTAGATAGACACCGTGGTGTCCACTGCCGCAGAACCAAGTACGTTGGCAGCAACAATCTGGTTAATCTTGAACACCGTGCCAGACGCCGCTGCGTTGGGCAGCAGAACAACCGCCGCTGTACCAGTGGGGGTGTAGTAGGTTGTCGTGCCAAGAATGGACGTTACGTTAACTATATTGGGATTTGCCATGATGGTTCCTTACAGACCGAATACGATTGAAAAAGCGATTGCCTGACCCTTGGTTGCGCCAGTAGCCGCAGGTGCTTGGAAAGTGGGTGCAACTCCGGGGCCGTTTGAAGTCAGCACATGAGTTGCAGTCCCTACAGCAGTAGCCACAGGAGCCGCCCCAGCACCGCCACCGTAGACAACACCGTACTGCGTCAACGCACCAGATGATGCCCATGTGGATGCGCTTGAGAAGTACGGTACACCGCCACTTGTACCAGCGACAGTCAGCGCCAAAGTACCAGAAGTTGTGATGGGTGAGCCAGCAACTGAAACTATGCCACCAGTAAATGACTGGGCTACAGAAGTCACTGTGCCAGTACCGCCTGATGCGGCAATTGTGATTGTTCCACTACCGTTGGTAATTGTGATGCCAGTTCCAGCCGTCAGCGTTGTTTTTGACAGCGTGTTACCTGTGGTATTTCCAATCAGCAATTGACCGTCGGTGTAAGTAGTTTGTCCAGTTCCGCCATTTACCACGGGCAATGCCGTGCCTGACAAGGTAATTGCCAACGTACCGCTTGATGTGATTGGTGAGCCTGCAACTGACAAGAAAGCAGGCACAGTTGCGGCAACTGAAGTAACCGTGCCAGATGCGCCAGCACTAGATGCCAATAAAGTCACCGTGCCGCCGCTGTTCTTTGCGTACAACTTCATGTCCGAAATGTTCAGCCCCAACTCGCCGTTGGCAAGATTGCCAGACGTTGGAATAGCCGCCGCAGTCGTACTGTGGTACAACTGAATTGGGGTGTAAGTTGCTTGTGCCATTTAGAAGGTTCCTCCTGAGATTCCGCCCGGTACAAATAACATTGTGCCGTTAAATGTTAACGCTGACCCCATTGTCAGTTGATTTCCAGCGTTTTGATAAGCCACGCCATAAGATGTTCCGTTTAGAGCGTACAACTCTGTAATGTCGCTGTTAGTGCCTGACTTTGCGGCAACTAGGTTTGTTCTTGCATCGGTAGCGTTTGTTGCTCCAGTCCCACCTTGTGCAACTGTTACAGTTGTACTTGCATCAAGCAACCTGACCCACGCACTGCTGTGAGCAAAGTACATCGCCCCGTCTGAATGACTGTGAGCCAACGCCCCATGATAAGTAGCCGCAGACGGGAAAGCCGCTTGATTGGCAAAGTAAAACGGAATAGTTGACCCAACTTGCGGCGCTACGATTGCACCAGTGTCAGAGATTGTGACCAAACTATTCTGTAAAATTTTTCCAGTTGTTCCGTCAAACCTTGTGATTGCGTTATCTGTTGCAGATGCTGGGCCAACCACATCACCAGAACCAGAGGGGGCAGACCAAACGCCATCGCCACGCCAAAATGTTGATGCGCTTGCTGATGTGCCTGAGTTTAAATTGGTGACGGGCAAATTGCCTGTAACGCCCGTGGTTAAAGGTAGGCCAGTTGCATTGGTCAATATTCCGCTACTTGGTGTACCCAATACACCACCATTTACAACAAACGAGCCAGCGGAGCCTACATTGACTGCTAATGCAGTAGCAACTCCAGTACCCAAGCCTGTAATTGAACCAGCCGCAGGGGTAACGGTGACGTTACTTGCCGCCGTCAATTGACCTTGAGCGTTGACTGTAAAAGTTCCAACTTGAGTTGCAGAACCGTAGGAAGCCGCCGTAACGCCAGTCACATCAATACTGACTGTTCCAGTTGAGGTAATTGGGCCACCCGTCAGCCCAGTTCCCGTAGCAACCGAAGTAACACCAGAGCCTGATGCAAACGCAGTCCAAGCCCCGTTATAACCCTCAAACAAACCAGTTGTTGAGTTGAAACGAAAGTTACCTAACGTAGATGTTCCGCGTTGGCCTGTTGTCCCCGCAGGTACGACAACGCCTCCAGTGCCGGGGATCACGGGGTCACTAACCAAAGAAATCGTTGGATTACCACTTACGCCAGTCCCGTTTGCAACGTCAATTTGGTTGGCGGTTCCTGTGATGGTTGCAGAGGTGATAGCGCCACCAGTTGAAAGCACCACAAGGCCATTAAAACTGGCATTGGCAAAATTTAACACCTGACCGCTCAAAGCGATGGTCGGGTCGCCAGATACGCCAGTACCGTTTGTAATTGACAGCCCGTTGCCAGAAACCGCTATAGAACGGCTTGTAAGGGCTGTAGAAGACGTTTTAACTTGGAACCCAGTACCAGAGTTCACCAAAGACAATAAAGCGCCTGTGGTGCTTATATTGAAGACTCCCTGCGCTCCGCCGTCGGTCGTAGTCAACCCATTTGTTGCCCCCACAGACCGACTGTTTGCCAACTGAGGTGTCTGATTGACCGTCAGATAGGTGTAAGTCTGAACAGGCGTGCCAGCAAGCGCCGCAGTCGTAGTCTGGACTGTCACCCCATTTTGGACAATAGGAACCGCCTCAGTGCCTGTAATGGCACCAGCGGCAGGGAGTTGGAGTATGGTGACTTGTGCAGACATTTATGTACTCGTATTGTCAGGCGGGTTTGGCGCAATAGTGTCTTTGTTGCCAGTGCCTGTTGGCGTTTGGGTGTTCTGCTCAGTCGAGATTTGGAACTGGCTTGTGCCACCAGTCATCAAATAATTATCGCCAGCATCGACGGACACATCAGGACGCGCAAACCGCAGGTTGATACGTTCGGTCTTGCGGGCGGCAAGGCGNTAGGGGTCNAACTGATCCCTGCACCCTTGATCGCACACCCGCAGGCCGGGGAAGTTGGGGTCTGGCCCCAAAGTCACAAANGCACGCTTCATCTTGCATCGGTCGCANATACCNATTGCAAGTGAACTTAGTCCTGTTGTGTCAAGAAAGATTGGCATTATGCTGTGTACACCGAAATGTTCGGTGCCCAGTAAATTGGAGACTTGTCGCGCTCTTCTTGCTCAACGATGTAGAGGTGCTTCTCGGCCATCTTCTCTAGGTAGCCGATTCTGTCCATTGCCACCTGCGGAAGTTCAAGGCTCATGCGGTGAGCCAGCATAAACACTATCGCCTCGTACCAGCGTTGAGGAATCTGTAATTCATCAGTCAATGCGCCAACGTCCATGACCTGAGTGGAATACCACACCGTCATCTGAACAAAGGGATCGCTTGGGGTAGGCCACAAGTAAATCTCTGGATTGGGAATGGTGCGATTAAACCAAAACTGAAAGGGTTGATTTGCCGTGAAGTTTTTGTTCGGTAGGTTGGTGTAGTCGTCGCGGTTTAAGCGAGACATCGTTATTTCGGTGCTGTTGTTGCCGATGTACCACTCGCGAAGGGCAAGGGTGGTGCCACCAGAAGCAACGATGCGGTAGAAAGGGACGTTTTGCCCCGGGTCTATGTCCGTCCACACCCATGTGTTGTCCGTTACGGCCACCGCCCCAAGGTTCTGCAATGTGACGTATGTCACACCGTCAGTTGAGTATTGGAGCGAGATATTCCACGTTGCCGACCCACCACCAGCAATATAGGGCAAGAACCCAATAGAGCCTGCATAGATGGGGTCTGTGGTGCCGTAATTGACCGTAAAACTCCCGTTTGCCGAAGCCTGCTGGGTAAAGGTGTCAACATCCCCATCGTAGAGGTTTGCGACAGTTCCACCAGCAGATGAGGTGTATGCCCCACTAGGTCGGTCTAACGTGCGGTACAAGACGTTTAACGCGTCTACAGCGCCATCAGGCAGGGTGTATTGATACTTGTTGGCGGTCAGGCCAATAACCTCTTTGCTGATGCACCAATACTGCACGCCGCGATTGATGAGGTCAGAGAGAAGAAACCCAAGCGATTGACGAGCGGAGACAACTTGTTCAGAAGTCAACTCTTC